TGCTGCACGTTGGGATGGACTTCAACGTCCTGAACATGACGGCGGTGGTGAACGTGATCCGCGACGGCGAGCCCAGAAGCGTGGCGGAGCTGGTGAAGGTGCGCGACACGCCCACGATGGCGCAGCGACTGAAGGAGCGCTTCCAGTCCAAGGGCCACCAGGTGATCGTCTACCCGGACGCGAGCGGCCAGAACACGAGCAGCAAGAACGCCAGCGAGTCGGACCTGAGCATCCTGCGCGCAGCGGGCCTCACGGTGCAGGCGCCGTCGACGAACCCCGCCGTGCGTGACCGGGTCAACGCGGTGAACGCGCTGATCCTGAACGACACCGGCAGGCGCCGCTGGAAGATCAACACCGACTTGTGCCCAACCCTCACGGAGGCGATCGAGCAGCAGGCGTACGACGCCAGCGGCGAGCCTGACAAGGCGAGCGGACACGATCACCCGAACGATGCCGCGGGCTACTTCCTGGTGCAGCGCTGGCCGATCGCGCGGCGCATGACCTCGGCCCGAACCACAGGACACTGACCCATGGCTGATCAGGTCAACACCACCCACCCGGACTACGACGACGCGGCGCCGCAGTGGCGCAAGTGCCGCGCCGCCGTTGCGGGCGAGGATGCGGTCAAGAAGGCCGGCGAGGTGTTCCTGCCGAAGCTGACCGACCAGTCGCCCGCGGAATATGCGGCGTACGTGGCCCGCGCGGTCTTCTACAACGCCACCGGCCGCACGGTCGATGGCCTGTCAGGGCTGGTGTTTCGCCGGCCGCCAACCATCGACCTGCCGGCGCAGGTGGCGTTCCTGTCGGACGATGCGGACACCGCGGGCACGCCCATGCTGGGGTTCTGTGAGCGCGTGGTCGACGAACTGCTGCAGGCCGGGCGCATCGGCATCCTGGCCGATTACCCGCGCATGGACGGTGCCATCACGTTGGCCGATCAGAAAGCGGCGAACGGCCGCCCGTACCTGAAGACCTACTGCGCCGAGAGCATCCTGAACTGGCGGACCGAGCGGGTGAACAACCGCACGATGCTGTCGCTGGTGGTGCTCTCGGAGCAGTTCGAGCAACCCAGTCCGGATGGATGGACGGTCACCTGCATCCCGCAGTGCCGCGTGCTGAAACTCGTGGCCGGCTCGCCCAATCCGGACGGCACCACGCGCTACACCTACACGGTGGAGATCTGGCGGCTGATCAAGCAGGAGGACGGCAAGGAGAAGTGGGTCCTGATCGAGACGACCACTCCCATCATGGGCGGCAAGGCGCTCGATTACATCCCGTTCCTGATCGCCGGGCCGATGGGTGTGGACCCCGCGGTGGCGAAGTCGCCGATCCTGGACCTGGCGAACATCAACCTCTCGCACTTTCGCAACAGCGCGGATTACGAGCACGGACTGCACTTCACCGGGCTGCCCACACCGGTTGTGACCGGCCACCAGTTCGAAGTCGGCACCGACGGCCAGCAGCAGAAGTTCATGCTGGGAAGCAGCCAGATCCAGGCGTTCCCAAACGCGCAGGCCAAGGTCTTCTTCCTGGAATTCGCCGGTGCCGGCCTCGCTGCGCTTTCGAAGCGCCTGGAGGAGAAGGAAAACATGATGGCCGCGCTCGGCGCGCGGCTGCTGGCGGCGCAAAAGCGAGCAGCGGAGACGGCCGAGACTGCGGCGATCCACCGCTCCGGCGAGAACGGCGTGCTCGCCAGCCTGACGCTGGCCGCCAGCGACGCCATCGAGAAGGCGGCAGCCTGGTGCGCGGAGTGGGAAGGTGCGGGCCCGGATTCGGTGGAGATCGCGCTGAACACGGATTACCTGCCCACGGGCCTGAACGCGCAGGAGCTGACTGCGCTGGTGCAGGCGTGGCAGGCCGGGGCCATTTCGCACCTGACGCTGTTGGACAACCTGGAACGCGGCGAGATCGCGCGGCAGGGAGTGGACTCGCAGCAGGAACTGGCCGACATCGAAGCCGAAGGGCCGAAGCTGGGAGCCGTGCCGATGGGCGGCGGCGGTGGCGGCTCTGGCCCGGGTGACGGTGCGACTTCGTTCGGCTGATGGCAGACACCGTCAACGAGCGGCTGCACGACGTCGCGATCAATCACGCGATCGATCTGCAGCACTATTCAAACGGCGTGCTGCGCCGCGTGATGGCGACGCTCAATCGCGCCGATGCTGCGCTGTTCCAGGAGCTGTTGAAGGCGCTGGACCGGCTGCCGGCCGAATCGTTCACTGTGCAGCGCTTGGAGACGCTGCTGTATTCCGTGCGCTCCCTAAACAAGGCGGCATTCGACGCGGTGGCCAAGGAGCTCACCGACGACATGCGCGACCTCGTGCACTACGAAGGTGAGTTCCAGTACAAGGCGTTCGATGCCACACTGCCGGACGTCGTGGTGGCGCAGATCGGCATCGCACCGGTTGCGACCGAGCAGGTGTATGCGGCGGCGCTGGCGAGACCATTCCAGGGCGTGCTCCTGCGCGGCGTGCCGGATGACCTCGAGGCCACGCGCGCCAAGCGAATCCGCGAGACGATCGCCCAGGGCTACGTGTCGAACAAGAGCACCGATCAGATCGTGCGCGACCTGCGCGGCACGCGCTCCCTGCAGTATGAGGACGGCGTGTTCGCGCGCAGCCGCCGCGAGGTGGAGTCGGTCACGCGCACGGCGGTCGGCCACTTCGCCGCGTTCACGCGCGATCGCTTCATGCAGCAGAATGCGCCGCTGGTGAAGGCGCTGCAGTGGGTGAGCGTGCTGGACAACCGCACGAGCCAGATGTGCCGTATCCGCGACGGCCTGGAGTACACGCGTGACGCCCACAAGCCGATCGGCCACAGCATCCCGTGGCTAGCCGGCCCTGGCAATCTGCACTGGTGCTGCCGGTCCACCAGCACGCCGGTCGTGAAGTCCTGGCGCGAGCTGGGCATCCCGGTGGACGACTTCACGCCCACGACGCGGGCGAGCATGGACGGCCAGGTCCCAGCCGAAACCACGTATGGGGATTGGCTGCGCAAGCAATCGGCGGCGCGGCAGGACGAGATCCTCGGACCCACACGCGGCCAGCTGTTTCGCGCCGGCGGGCTGGACCTGAACGGCTTTTACAACAACCAGGGCCGGTTCCTCACGCTGGACGAACTGCGCCAGCGCGACGCGGCCGCCTTCCGCAAAGCAGGGGTGGACGCCTAGAATCCCCCCATGCCCTTGCAGCTGGTCCCACCCCGCGCGCCGACGCCGGCCGAGGAGGTGCAGCTGCGCGTGAAGCGATCGGCGCGTCCTGACGGCATGCTGCAGTGCGCCAGGTGCGGCGGCCGGCTGGTCCTGAACACAGAAAGCGGCGTCACGGTGAACAACGGCCGCCGGCAGCGCGGCACGAAGATCGACGCGGACGAATGCGCCGACTGCTGGAAGCAAGGCATCCACAGTCCCATGCAGCCGGCGGTAAAGCCGGCAACTTGAGGGAGAGCGACATGGAGCAGGCCGTCTACGAGGTTCGCATTCCTTGGGGCACCTTCGGGCGCGACGCGCACGGTCACCAGCAATGGAAGCCGAATCCGCTGCTTCCCATGAACGCGGACGAACAGCGTCGCCAGAACGAACAAACCGGATACCTGGAGCAGGTGAAGACGGCGACCTGACAGCGGCCACACGGCCAACGAATTGAGCCCGCCCGGGCAACCGGCGCGGGCTTTTTCACGTGCGCTCGGCGCGCGTGCTCTCCACCGGCCTCGGGCCATTCCCCCAACCAGTCCTAGGGACACACTCTCATGCCTTTCTCGAAGCAACGCGCGCTCGCGCGCAACCTCTCCGCGCTCAAGGCCACTGCGCTGGCCGCGCTCCTCGCCGTGGGCCGCAAGGCCGACGAGATCATGTTCCGGCAGATGGCCCGCAGCGGCCTTGTGCTGGGTGTGGTCCCGCCGATGCACCGTCTGATGGATGGTGCGGACGATGGCAAGGGCGGTGGCGGTGGCGGCGGCGACGACGTCACCAAGCATCCCGGCTTCGCCGCGGCGCTGGCCAAGGCCATCGAGGCCGAGGTCTCCGGCCTGAAGACGAAGAACGGCGAGCTGATCGCCTCGCAGAAGCAGCTCAAGGAGCAGCTGGCGAAGTTCGAAGGCATCGACCCGGAGGCGGTGCGCGCGATCATGAAACGGTTCGCCGACGACGAGGAGGCCGGGCTGCTGAAGGCCGGCAAGATCGACGAGGTGATCGAAAAGCGCACCGGCAAGATGCGCGAGAGCTTCGAGAAGCAACTGAAGGACGCGACCACCGCACTGGAGGCCGCGAACAAGCGTGCGCAGGCATTCCAAGGGCGTGTTCTGGACGATGCCGTCCGGGCCGCCGCGACGAAGGCGGGCCTGCACCAGCATGCGATCGACGATGCGCTGTTCCGCGCGCGCTCGATGTTCTCCCTCGACGAACACGGCCAGGCCGTGCAGGTCGGGGAGGACGGCAAGCCGGTGCTCGGGAAGGACGGCAAGAGCCCCTTCACGCCGCTGGAATGGCTGGAAGGCATGAAAGACAAGGCCCCCCACTGGTTCCCGGCCTCCGCCTCGGGCGGCGGCGCCGGAGGGAGCGGCAAGACCAGCGACGGCAAGAAGACGATGACGCGTGCCGCATTCCAGGCGCTCGACCCCGCCGCGCAGGCGAAGGCGGCGCAGGAATACACGTTCGTCGACTGATCGCCTCACCAGTTCCACAACCCCCGGCCCGCTTCGAGCGGGCTTTTTCATTTGGAAAGACCGAAACCATGAAAGCCCTCTCGAAACTGCGCGTCTTCGCGCTGGCGGCGATGGCCGCACTCCTGATGGCGCCGCCCGTCGTGGCGGCCGCCGATGCCATCCACCGTACCGCGAACACGGTGAAGCTGCACGTGAAGGCCGTCGGCCTGATCCTGCATGCGCACCTGTTCAACTTCATGGCCCGCCAGGGCTTGATCCTCGGTGCCAACACGCTCACCGGCCTGATCCCGACGCTGTACGAAGCCCTCAACCGCGTCTCGCGCGAGATGGTCGGCTTCATCCCAGCCGTCACGCGTGACAGCAACGTCGAACGCGCGGCGGTCAACCAGACGGTGCGCGTGCCGATCGGCTCCGCCGGCGCGCTGGAAGACATCACGCCCGGTGCGACCCCGGCCAACAGCGGCGACACCACGCCGGGCTTCGCGGACGTCGTGATCACGAAGTCCAAGGCGGCGCCGATCCGCTGGAACGGAGAGGAGCAACGTGCGGTGGGCTCGACCGGCGTGTACAACGCGCTGCTGGCCGACCAGTTCACCGACGGCATGCGCAAGATCGTGAACGCCATGGAAGCCGACCTGGCGGTCACCGCCGCCTCGACCGCCTCGCGCGCCTACGGCACCGCCGGCACCACGCCGCTGGGCACCGCCGGTGACCTGTCCGACCTGGCCGGTGTGGCGCAGATCCTGGACCAGAACGGCGCTCCGGTGGAAGACCGCCAGATCGTCTTCAACTCCGCGGCGATCGCGAACCTGCGCGGCAAGCAGTCGGTGCTGTTCAAGGTGAACGAGGCGGGCTCCAGCGACATGCTGCGTCGCGGCATGACCGACCTGCTCCAGGGCATGGCTGTGCGCTACTCCGGCGGCATCGCGCAGCACGTGAAGGGCACCGGCTCCGGCTACCTGGTGAACAACGCTGCTGGCTACGCGGTGGGTTCCACTGGCCTCGCGGTGGACACCGGCACGGGCACCATCGTCGCGGGCGACATCGTGACGCTGGCCGGCGACACCAACAAGTACGTGGGCAGCCTCTCTAGTTCCACCCTGACGCTGAACGCCCCCGGCTTGGTTGCCGCGCATGCCGACAACGACGCGGTCACGGTGGGCAACAGCTACACCGGCAACTTCGCGTTCTCCCGCAACGCGCTGGTGCTGGCCTGCCGCGCGCCGGCGGTGCCGGAAGGCGGCGACTCGGCCGACGACTCGATGATGATCACCGACCCGCTGACGGGCCTAACCTTCGAGGTCCGGGTCTACCGCCAGTACCGGCAGGTCAAGTTCGAGATCTGCATGGCCTGGGGCACCGCGGGTATCAAGTCCGAGCACCTGACGATCCTGCTGGGCTGATCCAGCGCGCAGTGAGCGCCGGGGCCTTCTGGCTCCGGCCTCTCTCCCCTCTCATCCCCCGCAACAGGAGAACCCACATGGGCAAACCCGCGAACGTCGTCATGGAAAAAGACGGCGTGCAAACCGAAGTGGCGAACAACGAGTCGGTGCAGATCATGTCCGATCTCGGATGGAAGCCGGTGCCGGCCGAGCCGAAGAAGAAGGCCGAAAAGGAAGAGGGCGACGCCAAGGACAAGACCTGAGCGCATCTCGTGAAGCGCTCCCGCGCGGAGCGCTTTGCAAGGTTCGCACGCCGGAGGAACGACCATGCTGATCACCGAGGACGGCTCCGGCAAGCCCGACGCCGAGTCGTATTGCGACGTCGCCACGGCCGACGCCTACCACACCGCGCGCGGCAACAGCGCGTGGACGGCGCTGGACACCACGACGAAGGAGCAGTACCTGCGCCGCGCGACCGACTACATGACGGCATTCCGCGGGCGCTGGGCCGGCTTCAAAAAGACCACTTCGCAGGCCCTGGACTGGCCGCGCTTCAATGTGCCGGTCAAGGAAGCCGTCTACGGCTACGGCGAGCACCTCGCCTACGGCGTTGCGTACTGGCCGGACAACGAAGTGCCTGACGGCGTGGTGCGCGCGTGCGCGGAGCTCGCGCTGCGCGTGGCCAATGGCGTCGACCTGCTGCCCGACACCGAGGCGCAGGTCTCGCGCGAAGTGATCGGGCCGCTGCAGGTGGAGTACGAGCAGGGCGCGCCGCAGGTTCCGCGCTTCTATGCGGTGGAGCAACTGCTGTCGCCCTTCTTCGGCGGCACGCCCAACGCGATGAAGGTGGGCCGGGCGTGAGCGTGCTCGAGTTCAAGCCGCGTGCGGAGCCGCCTGCGGCGCAGGATGAACAGCATGGGCACGGCGAGGCGTTCTGTCTCGCTTGCGACCACGTGTGGGTCGCCGTCGCGCCGACCGGGCTGACCGCCTTGGAGTGCCCTAACTGCCATCGGCACGCCGGCCACTGGAAGTTCGAGTTCCAGCCTGCGGCGGGGCAGATGGTGCGGGAGTGCAACTGCGGCAACCAGCTTTTCTACCTCACGCCCGATGGCCACCTCTGCGCGAATTGCGGCGTCTACCAGAGGTATTGAATCGTGAGCCAGTACGACCTGCGCGCGCGCGACACGGCCTTCCGCCTCGTTTCGAAGTACGGGCGCGATGTCACCTACACCCGGCGCGCAAGCGGCGCGTACGACCCCGCGACGAGTGCCGTGGCCGTGACCGAGACCGCCTACCCGGTCAAGGCGTACGTCTCGGCGCCGAGCCAGCAGCAGCTGTCCAAGGGTGTGCTGGCGAGCAGCCAGATCGCCTACATCCCGGCCAAGGCACTTGCCGTGGACGCCACGCCCGGCGACCGCGTGACGGACGGCGGCGCCGACTACACCGTGGGCATGGTCGACCGGATCACCGTCGGCGCGGTCACCGCGCTGTGGATCGTGGAGATGAAGAAGTAATGGCCGACACCTTCAGTCGCGACCTGGCGCTGTTCGTGCAGCGCGCCAAGGCGAATCAGGACCTCGTGCTGCGCAAGGTGTGCCTGGACCTGTTCAAGTCGCTGTCGGTCAAGAGCCCCGTCGACACCGGGCGCTTTCGCGGCAACTGGCAAGTCGGCGTCGGCTCCATGAACGGCGATACCTCGTCGCCTGTGGATCCTGGCGGCGAGCAGTCGATCAGCCGCGCCGAGGGCGCGCTGGCGAACGTGAAGGTGGGCGGCGTGATCTACCTGACCAACAGCCTGCCGTACGCCCAGCGCCTGGAGTATGGGCATTCGAAGCAGGCTCCCGCCGGCATGGTGCGCCTCACCGTGCAGGAATACGGCCTGTACCTCGCCAAAGCCGTCGCGGAGCTGAAGCAATGAGCGAACTGCTGGTGCGCCGCGCGCTGGAAAAGCACCTCGCCGCGATGGCGAGCAACCTGGCCGAGACGCGCTACGAAAACGAGGACAAGACGCCGCCTGCGGAGGCCACGCCGTACCAGCGCGTGAGCTTCCTGCCGGCGCAACCGGACAACACGGTGATGGGGGCGGGCGTGTATCGCGCCAACGGCATCTTCCAGGTTTCGCTGCTGTATCCGCAAGGCGATGGGCCAGCCAACGCTGCAGCGCAGGCCGAGCTCCTGCGCTCGTGGTTCAAGCGCGGCACGACGCTGGCCGAGGGCGGCATCAACGTCCTGGTCACGGACACGCCCGCGGTTGGCCCCGGCATGCAAGACGACACCCGCTGGCACGTGCCCGTGTCGATCCGCTGGCAAGCCTGGGTGAACGTCACCTGATCTCCTGAATCCGGCCCACGCCGGTCCCACCGAGCCCGCCTTCGCGCGGGCTTTTTCTTTTGGCCCGCGTGGGCCTTTTCCATTTGAAAGGCAAGCACCATGACGATCGCACAAGGCGTCGCGAAGCAGACCCGGTTCAAGCGCCAAGCGGCCAAAGGAACCATCGCCACCACTTCGGCCGGCCAGATCTTGCGGCGCACGAGCTCGGTGTTCGAGCAGCAGCGAGAGTCCTACAACACCGCCAACGAAATCAACAGCACGCAGCAGCTGCTGTCCGAACGGCTGGGCCCGAAGACGATCACTGGCACGGTGAACGGCATCCTCACGCCTGGCACCTATTCGGACCTGATCGCCGCGCTGCTGCGCCGCGATTACGCAGCCGTCACGGCGATCACTGGTGCCTCGATCACCGTCGCCGGCACGGGCCCGGCCTACACGCTCACGCGCGCGGCGGGCTCCTTCCTGACCGACGGCGTGAAGAAGGGCATGGTGTTGCGCCTGACGGCCGGCACGTTCAACGCGGCGAACCTGAACAAGAACCTGTTCGTGGTCGGCGTCACGGCGACGGTGGTGACGGTGCTGGTCGCCAACGGCACCGCGATGGTGGCGGAGGGCCCGATCGCCAGTGCCACGGTAACGATCGCCGGCAAGGCGACGTACGTGCCGATCACGGGGCAGACGGCCATTTACTACACCTTCGAGGAGTGGATGCCCGATGTCCCGTATTCGGAGCGGTTCATCGACTGCCGCGTCGGCCAGGCGCAGTTTGCGCTCCCCGGCTCTGGCAATGCCACCGTGCAGTTGGGCGTGCAGGGTCTGGACTACCAGACCGGCACGACCGCCTACTACCCCGCGCCGACCACGGAGACCAGCTTCGATGCGCTGGTGGCCGCCTCCGGAGTGCTGCAAGTCGGCGGCACCACGGTGGCCACCGTCACGGACATGAACTTCACGGTGACTGGCAACCAGAACGTGGGCGACCCGGTGGTGGGCAGCAACGTGCGGCCCGACGTGTTCGTGGGCAAGGTGATGGTCACCGGCAGCTTCACCGCCTACTTCGATGGTTCCACCGTCAACGACACGTTCAACAACGAGACGAACTCCTCGATCCTCGCGTGCCTGACCAACGGTTCCGGCGCGCTGGCGGATTTCATGACGTTCCACCTGCCGCAGATCAACGTCACGAGCTCCACGCCCCAGGACGCGGAAACCGGGCTGAAGCGCTCGTACAACTTCACCGCGGAGTACTACGCCGCGGGCGGCGCTGGCACCGACTCGCAGCAATCCACGATCCAAGTCTGCGACTCGCAGGCTTGATCTCCCGCGCACCGACCCCGGCTCGCATTCGTCCCTTTCGCGGGGGACGGTGCGGGCTGGGGCACGGGCATTTCAACCCCGCGAAAGGCACTCCATGCAATCCATCGACCTCGACTCCCTCATGACGCCACCCGGCGAGGCCACCCAGAAGGTGGGCGTTGCCTTCGACGATGAAGGCGCGCCCACGGTGGGCTTCATCATCGTCGGCAAGGACTCCAAGCAGTACCGCGATACCGCAGCGCGACTGCGCGCGGCTGGCATCCGCCGCGGCGCGGTGAAGTCCCAGCGCATCGATACCAAGACCGAAGACGGCGCGGCGCAGTTCGACGCCATCCTGCAGAAAAACGAGGAGGAGCTGGCCGTGGCGGTCATCATTGACTGGTTCGGCTTTACCTCCAACGGCGAGCCGGCTGCCTTCAGCAGCGATGCCGTGCGCAAGGTGTTCCAGGCGCGTCCGACCTGGCGCGAGAAGGTGTCTGCTGCGCTGGAGAACGAAGCTGCTTTTTTGCTGCCCTTGCCGACGAATTCCGCGAGTTCGTCCGGCACGAGTTCCGACTAAGCAAGCGCGGCGAAGACGGCCAGACGCTGCGCCACACGCTGGAAACAGCGGCGCGCATGGGCAGCGTCGCCGCACGCAAAGAGCTCGAGGCGCAGCCCGATTTACCGCCTGACCTCGCTTATTTGTGGGCTTGGTTCCTGCGCCTGAACGCCACGCGCCAGCGCGGCATGGGCGGGGTCAGCGCGATCTCTGAAACCGAGATCCGCTCCTTCTTCCTGAACCGCCAGATCACGCCGCAGCCGTGGGAGATCGAGCTGATTGCGCAGCTCGATGCGATCGCGCTGCAGGCGGACGAAGACGAATAGCACCCGGGCACGCCCCGGGTTTCTTTTTCTGGAGGCGACATGGACATTGCCGCTCTTGGCCTGAAGGTCGACTCCACTCCTGTCGATAAGGCGAACCAGAGCCTCGACAATCTCGCCGCCCAAGGCGCGAAGGTGGAGCAGTCCGCCCAGCGGATGGGGTCGGCCTTCACGCGCTCGACGCAGCAGATTCAGGGCCAGGTCGATCGCATGCTCGCCCAGATGCAGGCGATGGTCGCGCAGCAGGAGAAGACGAACAAGCTGCTCGCGGACTATGGCACCACTGCGCAGCGAACCACCCAGATCACGAGCGCCGCGAGGACAGCCGCTGACGCTCACACCTCCTCGCTGCAAAAGCAGTCCGACGCTCTGCACGGCGCCGCAAAGGGCAGCCAGGCGCTGGGAGACGCAACCGCGCTCACCGCGCAGCAGATTCAGGGCCTCACGCACTCGGTGCGCGGCGTGATCGACATGATTGCTGCCGGACAGAGCCCGATCAAGGCGCTGGCGATCGAGACAAGCCGCCTGTCTGGAACGTTCGGCGGCATCGGAGCAGTCTTCTCGGCGGTAAAGAACGTGATCTCGCCCATGGTTGTCGGAATCGGCCTTGGAGTGACGGCCGTCGGAGCTCTTGCGCTCGCGTACAAGCAAGGATCGGCGGAAGCTGATGCCTACACGCGCGCGGTCGTCTTGAGCGGCAATGCCGCCGGCACCGGCGCGGCGCAGATGCAGGCGATGGCCGATCGCATCTCGAAGATCGTGGGCACGCAAGGGCAGGCCGCCGAAGTGCTCGCGATGATGGCCTCCACCGGCAAGGTCGCAAGCGACCAGCTGGAGACGTATGCGCAGCTGGCCATCCGCCTTGATCGCGTCGGCGTGGCCGCAAAGGACACGGTGGCCGACCTCGCGGCTTTGGGCAACGACCCGGTCTCCGCGGCGCTGAAGCTGAACGACTCGATCAACTTCCTGACCACCAGCGTGTACCGGCACATCAAGGCGCTGCAGGACGCCGGGCAGCTGGAGGAAGCCGGCGAGGCAGCGCAGCGCGCCTACGCGGGCGCAATGGACGCGCGCGCGGCGCGCCTGGAGGAGCAGCAGGGATCGATCGAGCGCGGATGGCAGCACATCAAGGATGCCGCGAAGAGTGCATGGGATGCGATGCTCGGGATCGGCCGGCCGGACACGATCGCCGACCTGCAGGCGAAGATCGACCAGATCCAGGGCAACGCGCGCGGCGCACAGCGCACCGCGAACCCAACTCTCTCCCCATCGGACGCCGCGGCGGTCAAGGCATTGCAGGACCAGATGGCGGCCCTGCGCGAGAAGGCGAAGTTCGACCAGCAGTCGGCGCAGTACCAGCAGGAGCAGGAGCAGTCCACGAAGGCTGCGTCCGCATTCGAAGTGCTGCGCGAGCAAAGCCTGTCCCGCCAGCAGCGCCTGCAGTTGCAGATCACGCAGGCGCAGAACGAAGGCGTGAAGGCCGGCTACTCGCAAGCCGAGATCGACAAGGTGATCGCCGGCCTGTCGGCGGACCTGGCCAAGCTTGGCACCGAGGCGCAGATCGAGCGCCTGCAGGGTGTGCAGCAGGTCGTAGAGGTGCGCACGAAGTCGATGATCGCCGACCTCGACGCGCAGCTGAAGACCGGTGCGATCAACCAGCGGACCTACATCGAGCAGACCGCGCAGGCGGAGCTCGCCGCAATGGATTCGCAGCGCAACGTGCTGCAGCAGCAGATCGCGCTGAAGTCCAAGGAGCGCGACAGCGAGAAGGAGGTCGCGAGCCTGAAGGTGCAGATGCTGGTGCTGGACGCCCAGCGCGCCGCGCGCCAGCAGCAGCTCAATCGCGACCTGCAGACCTACGTTGAACTGCAAGACAAGGCCATCCGCGCCGTCGTCGCGTCGGAGTACCAGGACGCGCTGGATGCGAAGGCCAAGGCCATCACGGACGCGGCCAACGCCACGAATGCGGCGCAGGCGTCCATGAACGCCTACAAGAAGTCCATCGACGATGCGAACAAGGAAGTGGACTTCCAGCTCACGCTACTGGGGAAGACCACCGACGAACAGGCCAGGCTGAACGCGCAGCACCAGATCGAGCTGAAGCTGCAGGAGCAGATCAAGGACATCCAGAACCGCGGGCTGTCGGCCGACGAACAGGCGCAGGACATCGCCAACGTCACGAAAAAGGCGCAGGAGGCGATCGACAAGATCGACCTGTCGCAGTACGTGCAGAAGTGGCAGCACGTGAACCAAGAGGTTGGCGACTCGCTGTACGACGCGCTCACCGGGCAGGGCCAGAGCGCCGCGCAGAAGCTCAAGGAAATCTTCGGCGACCTGGTGCTGCGTCCGCTGCTGCAGCCCATCGCCACCAGCATCACGAACTTCATCATGGGCGGCGCGCCTGGAAGCGCCGGCCTGTTTTCCAGCGGTTCGAACACCTTCAGCGGGATGTTCACGAGCGGCAGCATCGGCAACTTCCTCGGCGCGAGCGCGACTGGCGTGCCGGCAAACCCTTATCTGGGATCGACGGCGGCGCTTGGAACCCTCGGTGAGGCCGTTCCGTACATAGGCGCGCTGTATGCCGCCTCGCAAGGCCAGTACGGGTCAGCGGCCGGCATGGCGATCGGCACTGCCATCCTCCCCGGCATCGGCACGATCGTGGGCGGTCTGATCGGAAGCATGTTCGATGGCAAGGGCGGGGGCCCGAAGCAAGACGGTGTGTTCGGGCGGCTCGATTCAGGCATCGGGCAGGGCCAGCGCAGCGCCGCCAGCGATGCCGCGGCCAAGACCAGCGCGCAGTCGATCCAGGCTACGTACGACGCCATCGTGAAGGCGTATGGCGGCTCCGGCGGCTTGCAGTACGGCCTGGGGTTCTCGATGGACCCGAAGGGCACGAGCCCTTCCTTCGTGGACATCACGGCCTCGCGCGGCAACAGCACCGCCTATACCGACCTGAACCTGAACGCCGGCCGCTCGCAGCAGGAGCTGCAGGACGCGGTCACTGCGATGACGTCCAAGGCGGTGTTGGCCGGCCTGCAGCAGTCCGGGATCCAAGGCGCCATCGGCCAATACCTCCAGAGCCTGGGCAGCATCGCGAAGCTCTCGGCGGACGACGCCACGGCGGCCCTGAACCGCGTGCAAACGGCGATGACGCAAAAGCAGCAGTTGGAGGACCAGATCTTTCAGATGACGGCCTCCGCCGACGACCAGCTGGCAAAGCAGCGGCAGGATGAACTCGCAGCGATCGACGACACGAACAAGGCGCTGCAACAGCGCGTCTTCGCGCTGCAGGATGAACAGAAGGCAAGCGCCACTCTCTCGCAGGCCTTGGCGGACGCGAAGAATAGCGCGGCGCAGTGGGCCACCTTCATCGCGGGCATCAACAACAGCATCCGCGGCTACATCGACAAGCTCAATGGCACGTCGGCCGGTGGGCTGCCGCCGGAGCAGCAGCTGGCCAACGCGAACTCGCAGTTCCAGCAGCAGCTCGGGCTGGCACGCCTTGGGGACCGGACCGCGCTGCAGAACATCACGAACTACGCCGACCAGCTGATTCAGGCGCAGCAAGGCTACACCGGCAGCGGGGCCGACACCGCCAAGACGATCGCCAGCGTAAAGGGTTCGCTGGCTGGCCTGCCGCAGGTGCAGTCGGACTCGCAGTACCTGGCTACCACGATCAGCCAGGCATCGGCCAGCGAGATCGCCGCCTTCAACGCTGCATCCAACATGCAGATCAGCGTTATCACTGACGCCAGCGGCAAGCAGATCGCGCAGTACGTCGATTCGACGGGCAAGCTGGTGCAGGTGCAGCTGCAGGGCAGCGACGACGTCTCGGCTGCGATGAAAGCGGCTGGCGACAAGATCTGGGACGGCCTGTGGGGCAGCTCCGGGATGCTGGCGCAGAACTTCCAGAGCCTGGACACGAACGTCGACGGGCTTCTGGACTTCAGCGAACTGAAGACCGCGCTGGGCCCGCTGGCCACGGACGACACCATCAGCGCCCTGATCAAGCGAGTGGACACCAACGGCGACGGCATGATCTCCAAGCAGGAGGCGACCAACGCCGCCCTTGCGGAATCGGCTGCCCTGCAGGCGCAGGCAACGCTGGACGCGGCCAAGGTGGTTTCCACCGCGGTCACGGCCACCGCGGCCGCTCCTTCGAGCGCTCCGTTCTCCAAGGACTTCTGGGCGGCGCTGAGTCAGTCCTCGAGCAGCCACAGCGGCATCACGTTTGATGCCAGCGGCAAGCCGACGATCACCTTCAACCCGGGCGGCGAAAACACCTTCGCCGATGGCGGCGACTTCATGGGCGGCTATCGCCTCGTGGGCGAGCTCGGCCCTGAGCTGGAAGCCACCGGCCCGTCGCGCATCTTCAACGCGCAGCAGACGCGGCAGATCCTGGGCGGCGGCTCGGACCCGGCGCTGCTGGCGGAGGTGAGGGCGCTGCGGGCCGAGGTGCAGGCGCTGCGCGCCACGCAGCAAAAGGGCAACGAGATTGCCGCGGCCGGCGCGCGCGGCACGATCGCTCCCCTGGAGGAAATCCGGGAGAACACCGCGGGCTCCACTCGCAAGGCGCGTCTGGATTCCCTGCGGCGGGTGCGGGCATGACCGAGTGGATCTACCTGGTGGCTCTCACCGTATATACGAGTGGAACGACGAAGGTGTTGCGGTACGCGACGCGCCCTTACGGCACGCCCAATTCGCACCCGGTGTTTCCGAACCAGTTGATCGAGGATCGGGTTAGCCAGCCGTTGCTCCTGAGGCGCGAGATGTTCGGCGATGGCCGCACGCACGGCGATATGCAGGTCCCGCAGGGAGAGGTGATCCTGGACAACTCCGATGGAGCCCTAGACAGCATTCGCATCGGCTACGGCTTCGACGGTCGCATCGTCGAGATGTACCGCATCGACCCGGCCAACCTCGCTGCGCTGGGCGACCTGATCTTCCGCGGGATCATGGGCGAGCCGACCCTCGACCTGGACCAGATGTCCATCCCGGTCTATGACCTAACCTGCATTTTCGACCGCGCGCTGCAGCCTACCAAGTACGCCGGCAGCAACTCTCTTCCCAATGGCTTGGAAGGAACGGCAGACGATTTGCTGGGCCAGCCGAAGCCAAAGGTCATGGGTTCGGTGTTCAACGTGGAGCCGCCGCTAGTTAATACCAGCCGCCTGATCTACCAGATCCACGACACATCTCTCCTTCCTGGTTTCACGCTCGCCGCGTACGACAAGCGCGTAGCCTTGGGCGCTGGCATCCTGCGCCCGATCGGCGATTTCACGGCGGACGCCTCTTCCGCCACGGTGAGCTCCATCGACACGGCGCTCGACCAGATCACCACCACCGCGGCGCACGGCTTCACCACGGGCGACCCGGTGCACGTGGACGCGACCACCACGCTTCCCGGTGGCGTTCTGAACACGCAGTATTACTACGCGCGCGCCA